TTATCGTGTATTTCCAGTAAACCTTGATGTACCTCATACACAATTCCCACTTTTCCCTCCGTGAATCCTTCGCAAGATTCCTTTGGGACTGCTCCATAGGCATCACCTCCTTTAATCTACTCCAATTATCCAATTATCCAATTATTATCACCCTCCACCTTTCCCTCCCTTGAAGGGAGCGATCAGGTGAGGGTTAGGGCAAACTGTAGATATAACTTGAACTCTTGTCAAGTCCCCATATTTAACGTGCATTATACACCATTATACTAGCCTGCTTCTCGTTGTCAATATACCTCTTAATACGATGCAGGGAAGGTGACAAAATTCCCTTGCCTTCCTAGAACAGTAGTGCTAATGTTGCGGCATGATAACGGACCCCCGGGGAAAACCGCAATGACATCTGAAAATGAAAAGGGGCTTGCAATAGTGACAAGTGAGAGCATCTGGGACTTATTGCCCGAGGACTTCCCCTACGAAGACCAGGGCTGTGAGCTATTCCCCTCCTGCCTCGACTGTCCTTTTCCCCATTGCATCAAGGAAGAGCCCTGGGGAAAGGAGAAATTCTTAAAGACCGACAGGGCAAGGAGAATGATGTCGCTGAAGAAGGAAGGGAAAGACAACGAGGAGATCGCCCGAATCTTCCGAGTTAGCGTGAGGACGGTGCAGCGGTGGCTGAGGGCAGTCAAGAAATGAGATTGCCACGCCTTGGCCCCTTCGCTGCGCTCAGGGTTTCAGCTCACCGCAATGACAGAAAAAAAGGCCACAATGACACCCCCTGCCGTCATTGCGAGGCATCTCCCCTCTGTCATTGCGAGGCATCTCCCCTCTGTCATTGCGAGGCATCTCCCCTCTGTCATTGCGAGGAGCGAAGCGACGAAGCAATCTCTAAGCTAAATCCTGAACAAACCCCAATATCTAAATTCAAAACACTTTTAGTCATTGGGACTTTAGTCATTCCATATCGTTTAGTATTTCGGACGTCGTTGCGAGGCATGTCAGTGCCGCAGCAATCTCCGCCGAGGCAGGTGGGGGGTTTGAGAGATGAATGATACTTCACTACGTTCAAGCACAAGCTTCAATCCTTCACAGCTAGCCCGCATCGATACCAACAGGCTGGCATCCTATACCAGTAATCTCAATTTCTACAACGGCAGCCAGTGGGAGAAGCAGGGGAGAAACCGTCAGCTGGTATTTAACTATGCCAAGGTGGCCATCGATAAGGTCACCAGCTATCTAATGCAGGGGCTGACCTTCGCCTGCTATCCTGCCGAGAATACCGACGAGCTCAAGGAGAAGGTGGTCCACGCAGAGCACCTCCTCCAGGACGTTTATGAAAGCAACAACCTCCAGCAGCTCGACTGGGAGACCGAGATAGATACCGCTATCCTGGGCGACGGATGCTATAAGGTCATCTGGGACCCGGACGAGAAGCGCATCAAAGTCACCGCTCCAGATATCGCCGGCATTTACGCCTGGTGGCTTGGTGATGATATGTCCAGACTGTGGAGAGTGGCCTCGAGATATACCTTGGCCCAGGACGAAGTAAATATGCTCTATGGAGTAGCCATCGCTAAGAAGGCAGCCACCATTACCGAGCTGTGGACAAGCAAGGACTTCGAGCTCTTCCTGGATAACGCCCGCATCGAGTCAAAACCAAACCCCTACGGCTTCATCCCGTTCATTATCTTCCCCAACTTGAGGGAGCCTAAGCAGTTCTGGGGGACCTCCGATATCCCGTCAATTAAGCAGCCGCAGCGGGAGCTGAATCGAGCGGTCAGCCAGTTATCCCGGATACTGGAGCTGTCAGGCAATCCCATCGCGGTCCTCGAGAACGTCGGCGAATCGGAGGATATCCAGGTCCAGCCGGGAGCGGTGTGGACCATACCCGAAGACGCCAAGGCCTACCTGCTAGACCTGCTCCAGGGTGGCGGCATCAGGCTGCATATCGACTACATCGACATGATCTACCGCTGCCTTCACGATATCTCCGAGACGCCCAGGGCAGCCTACGGTGGCACCGAGAGGGACCTGTCGGGTGCAGCCATGCAGATTGAGCTCGGGAGTTTAATTCAGAAGGTGACCAGGAAAAGGACCATCAGGACCAACGCCTATCACCTTAGAGCCGAGATGATGCTGAAGCTTGCCCAGAAATATATGAATGAGAATCCGGAAGGCATCACCCACCGTGTAGTGTGGGGTCCGGTACTTCCCCAGGATACTCAGCGCCAGGCTCAGAACGAGCAGCTCCTCGTGCAAGCGGGAGTCCATTCACGCAGGACGGCTATGGACGAGATGGGCATCATGGACCCCGATGAGGAGTTCACCAGGTGGCTTGAGGAGAGGGGGAGGATCCTGCAAATGAATGAGGACTTTAGGGCAAAGTCAACTCGCGGCGGAGCGAGAGAGAGAGCGGTTGCCGCTGAGATGGAAGTGCCTGAATAATAAGTCAATAACGAGGAGGAATTTATGGCAGAAGCCAACAACAAAGTCTCCACACCCGAGGAGCTCGAGACCGTGAAGGCTCAGCTCGAGCAAGCCGAAGTTGCGAGGGACGAAGCAAACAAGGCCAAGACCACCCTGGAAGAAGCCATGGCCGGGAAGGACGCCAGGCTCGCCGAGCTCGAAACGGCGCTAAGCGAAGCGAAGCAGGGAAGCGAAGCATCCACTGCTGAGCTCGCAGCGGTCAAGGAAGCCAGGGACCAGGCCGTTTCCAAGTACCTCGGCATGGCCAAAGCCGCTAATCCCCAGGTCCCCGGGGACATGATCACCGGTGAGACCATCGAGGAGATCGACGCAACAGTCGAGAAAGGCAAAGGCCTGGTTGCTGCGGTCAAGGAGACCCTGGAGTCGAAAACTGCGGCAGCCAAAGTACCTGCAGGAGCTCCAACCAGAGGAGCCATCTCCCTCGAGGGAATGTCCCCTAAGGACAAAATCGCCGCTGGAATTCAACAAAAAGGAGGAACTAGCTAATGAGTATATCTCTAGCAGAAGCAAGTAAACTGTCTACCGATGTCCTGCTGCAGGGCATCATCGAGACCATTATCAAGGACAGCCCGATTCTCCAGGAGCTGCCCTTCATTCAGATTGTCGGTACCAGTCTGAAGTATAACCGCGAGAAGACGCTGCCCGGAGTTGGGTGGTATGCGCCTGTTACCGGTACATGGACCACGTCCGAGCCCGAGTTCGAGCAGGTGACCGCTACCCTCCAGATCCTTGGCGGAGACGCCGACGTCGATAACTTCCTTAAGTCCACCAGGAGTAACGTCCAGGACCTTGAGACAGCCGTCATCGAGCAGAAGGCCAAGGCGATGCAGCATGAGTTCGAGAATATCTTCCTGAACGGGACGGGTGCCAGTGAGCAGCCGTCAGGGCTCTATGTCCTGCTTTCGGACACAGCCTGGGTAGCCGATACCGTCACAGAGGTGGGCGATATCGTTGTCCCCACCGAAGGCCTCGAGAACGGCTTCCGGTATGAGTGCACCGCGTCAGCCGGCGATAAAAAGACTCATGCCACTACCGAGCCTACCTGGCCAACCCAGGAGGGAGCCACCGTTGTTGACGACCAGGTGACATGGACGTGCAAGTACGGCCACTGGCAGGGAACCGGAGCCAACGGTGCCACGTTGAGCCTGGCCAACCTGGATAAGCTCATTGACCTGGTCAGAGGCGGTAAGCCAGACATGCTCTTGATGAGCAAGAGGAGCCGCAGGAAGCTCCAGGCCCTCGTCAGAGCCTCCGGAGCCGTCCTGGAGACCCGACCGGGGAGATTCATGGAGCAGATCCAGCTCTATAACGGCATCCCGATAGCCGTCAATGACTGGGTGAAGGACAACTACACCGTCGGCACTTCTACCGGCGTTTGCTCCGCCATCTTCGCCTTCCAGATGGGCGAGGGTGGCGTGTGTGGGTTATCGAGCCCCGAGATGCTCCAGGTGGAGCGGCTTGGCTCACTGGAGACCAAGGACGCCACCAGGACCAGGGTTAAGTGGTATGTGTCGCTTGCCCTCTTTTCCACCGTGAAAGCGGCCATGATGACGGGGGTGAAGGATTAAATGAACTTGCTGGCGCGGGCCCGCGGGCTTCAGGAGAGGATACGTCCCATTAGGCTAGTTTCAAGAGAGGAAGTGGGCAACGTTCGCAGCGTGGAAGCTGGAGATGACCCACGACCAGGATGCGAGAAGTCCTCTTGGTTCCCAGCACGGGGATCGCACCGGCCGGCAAGACCACATCTTAACCTCCTGCGCTGGGGGAGGGGGACCAGTACCTCCCCCTCCCTCTAGTTACTAAATGACACCTTTACACATGGTGTAATAAGGGAAGGTGAGATTATGGATCTAGCAACAATGAGAGCCAGAGTCCGGGAGGACCTGCAGGACGAAGACGAGGCTAACTATCGTTGGACCAACGACCAGGTGGACGGAGCCATCGAGAGAGTCGTCAGGGAGTTCTCTATAGTAAAGCCCATACAGCAGCAGGACGATATCGCTACCGTGGGGAGCAGCAGGGACATCGATATCTCCAGCCTCGAAGGCCTCACCCGGGTGGAGTCCGTCGAGTTCCCCATCGGAGAGAACCCCAGCCACTACCAGAAGTTCCGAATCTGGCAGGATACCATCCAGATGAGCGACGAAGGCAACGGCAGCGATGCCCGGGTA